TGGTGGTTTGGGGTTCAACGCAAACGGTCCGCGATTGGATACATATTGATGACGTCGTTGAAGCCAGTCTATTATTTGCCAGCCATCGACTCAGTATTACGGTAAATCTATGCTCTGGTGTCGCAACTACTTTTCAGACGCTTGCAGAAATGATGAGCTTTCAAGTTGGTTACTCACCAGTAATACACGCACTCCCGAATGCACCGTCAGGCGTTGCCTATCGGGTAGGTAATCCGACACTGATGCATAGTTTGGGTTATGTGCCCAAAATCAGCCTTGAGGAAGGCGTGTCGCGAGCTTTGTTTGTCGCCAATCAGATGTAACCTTTACGGGTCTGGCTCCAACTACCAACCAGACAAAGGGACAGAAATGATTGACTTTATACTTACCTACCGTGACACCATCATCTTCTTGATGTGTCTTTTCTTGATCTATATCGGCTATAACGTAGGCCATCACACAGGCTATACCAAAGGCTTCCGTAACGGCCGACGAGCAGGCATTTATCAGCCGACGAAGGTGCAGCGATGAACCTTAAAGAAATCGCCACAGAACTTGCAGCCTTGACCGTGTTGAAAGATGCCGTGAAGGAAGCCACAGAGCAACTTCGTGAACTTGCAAAACAAGAGTTACTCAATGTCGGGGCTGATATGACAAAGGCGGTCGTCGATAATCAGGAAGTGGCCAAGATAACGCTGGTCAGTCGGGATTACGATTTTGTCATTTGCGATGATCGAGCATTTGTAACGTGGGTACGGGAAAACGCACCTACCGAAATCGAAGAACGTGTCCGTGATAGTTACAAAAAAGTGTTTCTGCAATCGATGGAAATGGGGGCAGATAACGCCATATTTAGCACCTTAAATGGCACTTTTGTTGACTTTGTGCAATTTGTGGTCAAGGAGCCTTATGTGAGTACGCGCTTCGCACCGGAAGGCCGTGCCGCCGTCATTCAAGCCCTACACGATCGTCGCTTGACATCACTGAGCTGGCTGTCGTCGTACGTACAAGATGCCACACGGAAGGAAATTGACTGATGACTAAAATTTACCTTAATCGTGTTTCGCGCAAAGATTGGAAACGTATTAAAAAACAAATTCCTAAAAAACCGGATTACATTGAAATAAACGATCACGACGGTCTAGGGTTTGATTATGTAGAAGTCAAGGTGACGTTTCATATGAAACAATGTTACGCGCGCAAATTTGCAAAAGATATACCAGATGTTTTTGGAGATCAATAATGGACAACAAAGAAGCGGCCAAACTACGCGCGCCATTCAAGCCAGATTTAATCGAACAAAAGACGATGGGCAATAGAAGCTATGCCTACGTCAATCACGCGGTTGTCACAGATAGGCTCATTGAGGTTGATCCAGCGTGGTACTGGGCTCCATTGGCGACCGATCCGACCAATGGAATGCCACAGCTCGATGAACACAATGGCCTATGGATACGGCTCACGATTCTAGGTGTGAGTCGTATCGGTTATGGAGCATCTGAGCCACATCAAAAGGGAGCCGATGCCGTCAAAACGGCTATCAGCGATGCAATCAAGAACGCCGCGATGCGTTTTGGGGTTGCATTAGACCTGTGGGGCGCAGATGGCAACGGCACGAGCGCAGAGCCACCTTTCACTCTGCGCTCGGTGCCCGAACTCAAACCCGTGCAGACTGACAATGCCGAACTTGCAGCATTCCTAGATGAACAACGACCCGATGCTCCAGCCACCGTCATTGTTGCCCCGGAGCCAGAGCCACACTGTCAACACGGAGCAATCAACTGCCGACAACTCAAGAGCGGCGTATCAGGCACAGGAAGACCTTACGAAGGTCTATTTTGTACACGTCAGCCATACAAAGATCAATGCACACCGATGAGCGTCGATGGCAGGCCGTGGAAGAAATCGTGAACGATCGACGGCTAGAATTATCATTAGGCGATCGCTTGACGGCCGAGCAGGCAGCGGTATCTTTTCTAACCTACGCAGATGCTAGACCCGATTACACACCTGTCAAAGGCTGGAAAGACGATGATGAGCGTAAGAAGCAATTGATACTGGCCTACGCATCAGAAATCGGCGTGGCTAAGAAGCTGAAGAAGCAATGGAATGGCGTGAACACTGGCAAACGCCACGCGGATGTCGGGGACAATATCGAGGTGCGATGGACATCAACGGAGTACGCAATCATCTACGACTACGACCGTGATACTGACATCATATTCGTGGTCAAAGGGGCGAGCATCAATGACCTATACATCGTTGGATTTATGCCCGTCCAGATGGCAAAAGTGGATGCCTATCGCAAAGAGCGTGAAGGATTGCCTGTCAACTGGTTTGTTCCCCTGTCTAAGCTCTACACATACTTGCCCAATAATCGCGCTGTAACGGCCTTTATAGACCGTTTCAGCGCCTTACTGTAGGGACTTTGCCTAGTCGAGAATCAAAGGCCGCTCACCCCTGCCAGACGATTCATGGTAGTCTAGGCAAAGGAAGCCCGGTGTCTGTATCCACCGGGCTTCTTGCTGTCTGCGTGTCACTTGTCAATGTCAGTGATTTGGCTTAGATTTCGCACTGGTCGAAAGACTGGGGCGGGAACAGTGACGGCGACAGGTGACGGGCAAAGCTCAGCACAGCCAAAACGTTCCTTCTACTCCCAAAAGTTTTTTTAACTTTGGGGGTAGGGGGCGTCTTCAGTTTTGGCTCTAGGCTCTGGGCAATATAAAAAAACAAAGAAAAAAAAGATAAAATACCCACTAACCAAGCCGGTGAAGGGATGCCCTATGACACTGAATATCACGTTGTCAATAGGACAAGTAGAAACAGAATTAACAACAGACGAGCATCTATCTTTTGACGCAATCGAATCAATCCTTAACCGTAATGTGCAGGCACTTCTAGTAATGTTCAATTCATTATCCGACGACGATCGACTTTACGCATTGGGATTGGACGCAGACGAAGATGACGAGGCGTACGAAGATACAGACGAATGACACGCAAAAGCATTGTCAGAAATGTGACCGGATCCTAGACATCGAAGAATTTACGTGGCTCAATCGGAAGAAAAACAGACGCAGACACGAATGCAGGGATTGTAGAAATCAACGCCGATGGTTTATGCGACGGGTAGCATTCGAGTATGATTCGCTCCTACATCAACAAAACGGCCAATGTGCCATCTGCAAAGTCGATCATCGAAAGAGTCGCCTATCCATTGATCACAATCACACGACCCTAGAGCTACGGGGTCTGCTCTGCCACGAATGCAATTCGGGCATCGCCTACTTTGACGAAAACAGCCACTTTCTAATCTACGCAGCCATCTATCTACTAGGAGGCCAGAGTGCAAAACCTTTTAAGATTTCTGATGACGATCCTGCTTTTGACTTCATTTACTACGGTCGACTACCAAAACTACGCACGCAAATTGGTGAGCTTCACGGAGTTCCCGTGTCTAGTACAGCTCTGGCAGAAGGAGTCGAACTGGCGACCGGCAGCCAAATCATCGACCAATGACTACGGGATACCACAACGGAATATGTCGAAACATTCGCACGAAGAAATACGTAAGTTCCGCTCGAACTGGGTCGCACAAATCGACTGGGGTGTAGGCTACATACGTCACAGATATGGCACGGCCTGTAAAGCCCTAGACCATCACCGACAACATAACTGGTATTAACGAGGGACACTTATGGATTTACGGGACAAAATATCAATCGGAGTCTGCTCACCCGGTCAATGGTCAGCGATGTTTGCCACATCGATGATCGACATCGCACGAAGTCAGAGTCAATTAGGCCAGCTCATCAGCCTTGAAGGATCGGGAGTCATATCGCGGCTTCGTAATCAGGTCGTCGCAACATTCTTGGAAATGACAACCGATGATTGGTTGTTGCAGATTGACACTGATCAGACCATCACCATCGATGCCTTCAAGAAACTCATCAAGGCTGCCGACAAAGATGAACGACCAATCATCAGCGGTGTCGTACACGCAGGGTGGGAATCAGGCCAGATATATCCAGAGCCAGTTCCGTGTATCTTCAAGATGGGCACAGATGGCGAAGGCTTGTATGCCGTGCACGATTACCCGGAAGATAGCATCATCGAAATCGATGCAGCAGGTACGGGATGTATCTTGGTGCATCGTCGGATCTGGGAAGAAATGCGCGACAAGGCAGACAAGGATCACGAAGTTGACAAGTGGTGCTGGTATCGCGATATGCCATTGAACGGTCACTGGGTCGGTGAGGACATCTTCTGGTCGATACGTATCAAGGCATTGGGTCATAAGATGTACGCACATACGGGTGCACAGCTGAAACACCAACGCAGATATTGGATGAGCAAAGAGCATCACAGCGATTACTCGCGCTATAACACGGCGCGGCATCAGAGCATTGAACAGACATTAAAGATTGATAAGTAATGCGCATTTTTTCCTTTTTTTATTTGCACGCGACAG